GCGACCTTGAGGGATTATGATACCCCGACCTTCGCAGTGACAGTGCGACGCTCTTCCTCTGAGCTACAAGGCCTTAAACTGGTGGGAAGGTGAGGTATCGATCCTCCCCCGAAAACGGATGAGATTTACAGTCTCACTGCCAGAGCCACTGACTTTACCTTCCCGAAAATTCCCGTTACTTCTGAAAAGTAAAAGTATTGGGAATTAGTTGGTGCTCCCGAACGGATTCGAACCGCTGACACGTGGTTCTTCAAACCACTGCTCTACCAACTGAGCTACAGGAGCAATATAATGGTACCCGTGGAGAGACTCGAACTCCCAACATTCTGGACCTAAACCAGACGCCTCTGCCAATTGGACTACACGGGCATAAAAAAAGAGCGACCACCTGCAGTGTGCCTTGATCGAATTACGTCCGGACGCTTCGATCTTCCCAGATAGTCTTTACTGTTGCAACAGCAAGTGCTACCCTTTTCTCTTACCTTTCGGTGGGGTTCAGCAGAGGTGGTCTAACTTGGTGGAGAATAACGGGATCGAACCGTTCACCTTCTGCGTGCAAGGCAGACGCTCTACCGAATGAGCTAATTCCCCGAAAACTTATTAGATGAGTGTCGAACCAGCATTAATGCCTTCGTGGTTGACGACTCACAGTCTCGGTGTTCGACACTCATCTAATAAGTTTTAATAAAAGCGAAGTGGGAGGATTCAGTTGTACCTCCATGACCCAGTCAATTACTATCTGTAATCTCGGTCAACGACTCGTTACTGGTTAAGAGGAGTACCACTCCCCGAGTCTACATTATCCCCACTGACGAGGGGATTATTCAGTCACACTTCTTACGCCGACCGTCGCCAGCGATATTTGGTTGCAGAGGTTGGATTTGAACCAACGATTTCCGGCTTATGAGACCAGCGAGGACGACCAGACTCCTCTACTCCGCGATAAACTGGCTCCCTAAGATGGATTCGAACCACCGACCAATTGATTAACAGTCAACTGCGCTACCGCTGCGCCATTAGGGAATAAAAACTGGTGCCCTCAGTACGATTCGAACGCACGACCTGATGATTACAAATCAACTGCTCTACCAACTGAGCTATAAGGGCAAAACTTATTTGAAGAACACACCAGTGACCGCTATCGCAGCATTAAGTCGACCTGCCACCCAGTGGGTTTGATGCGCTCATCAAATAAGTCTCGAAAGACTTATTTTATTCTAACAATGTCAAAGAACCGAAACTTTATTTATACAATATACTATACTTCTTAGAGAAAGTCAAGTGTTTTTTTAAATTATTTTTCTAACCACTTTTTGATTGAACCAAACTTGAGATCGAGACGATACTCAAGAGATTCCCAACCATAGAAGCGCATTTCTTCATCATCAATGCCTTCTGCTTCACAGATAATAGCGACTGCTGCCGCATTATCAAAGCAGTTCTTTACCAAACCCATGATGCCGTCTACACGACAAACGAACTCAGCGAAGTTACGATCCTGACGAATCTTTTCTTCGTCGATCTGCACAGATAGTTTTCCGACGAGACGCTCGTATTCAGCATCAAACTCTTCAATTGAAGAGAAGGTAACATCACGAGGGCGGAAACCATACACATCTTTGTGTAGGTCTGAAAAGATGTTACCATCCTTAGAGTTGGTAGCGGTATTAATATCGCGAAGAGTCAACATAATCAATTTCCTTTCAAACTATAATACCACTATACCTCGAAAATGCGAAAATGTCAAGCCCCTAAATTATTTTTTTTTTAAATTAATCTCGCGGACGATATGGGTCATATTTCATACCCCACAACCAACCTCCTGGTAATATGAAAGTCAGAGGGTCAACAAGGTGACATTTACCATTCGGTTCGACACACCACTTGCGACGTCTCATACTTGCCTTGATTGCCATGAGTCGGCGAGTTTCCCAAGTATGTCTTCTAGCATACATCGGATTGCCATCCCTTCGCCTAGTTCCACGCATGGTTCGACTTATCGATGCTTTATGCTCTGGTGATAGTCCGCCCCAGTTTGGATTCTTTTCACCAGTTAATGCTTCTGAAATTTTTTTACGAGTCTCAGGAGTATGACCTGCAGAGTTCTTCCTGGTAACTTTATCGACAAGCGTCAACCCCTTTCCGAGAACTTCTGCTTTATCTCGGAGGATTTCTATCTTACTGTTTTGTAGCAAGAGTTCTCTTGGTTTCGGAACCTTGTTTGGATCGTTGACAATCCACAGTTCTTTCTTATGTTGAAATAGAAAGAACCTCATTCACCGTTCCCTTATCCAAGAGTGTCAGATTATGCTCTCTATCAATATATGTAAATTCAACATGGCGTGGATCAAATTCCTCCAGAGCAGCAAAAACATCAGCAGTATTAAGAGCGCTGCAGGTATACACATCCAGTTGCATGAGAGCAGGAGAAACCTCATCCCAAACATGCATAGCAATATGCGATGTTTCGATAATGGTAACTGCGGTCAATCCACGATTACCAACCATGTCACTGTAAACAGCATATGGACCCATTAGTATCTTCATACCAATTTTGTCAACCAGAGTCTTCATCCAATCCTGGATTACCTCTGCGCATTGTGGCGGATTGTTCAGTTCTGCTCGCACAATGAGATGCTTGTGCTCTAGGATTTGCCCCATTTCTGTTCCTTGACTTCTGCTGGAAAGAATTTATTTATAAGGTTGCCAAGGATTTTTTTGGCGATTTCTTCTTCTTAACCTCTGGTGCTTTCCAACCTATCAGGAAACTTTCAAGAACTTCTGCAAGACGAGGGTATGCTTCTAGCAATGTTTGATCCTTAATGTGATCAAGCAATTTCGCTTCTTTAATTTGCAATCCCTGACATGTCTGCATCCAAATTTCCTCGCGACGGAATTGCGGTACTTTACTGGCGCTGCCTTCTGGTAAGAGAGTCAAAATTCGACGGAACTCTTGGGTGATGGTTGTATCTGCCATGTTAGCAGGTAGTCCCTCATCCTTATATGGAGTTGGACCGTCGGGAAGATTAATTGGACCTTGCTCATATCCAACACCCCATGCAACAAATCGCATGAGGATAGAATTGCCGAGAGAAATTGCTCTCACACGTTCGCGCAACTCGTCCGTTGTTTCTGCCGCACATGCCCAATCAAGTGCCTCATCTATCTGCTTAAACTTTTTTGGTGGTAGTCTTTGTGCCATTTTCAATTTTCTTTCGTAGATTTGTGGTGCTAAAATCGTGTCGGCGAGAGTTGTAGTAGATCTCAATATCGAGATCGTGCCCCGTAAATTCTTTGCCGTAATATTCGCTACCGATGATGCGAACATCCCAGTCGTATGACTTTAGAATGTTGAGAAGATCTTCTTCGGTTGTGTATGGAATAATCGTATCAACATACTTACAACCTTCCAGTTGGACCCAACGCTCGAACACTGATTGAACAGGTTTGTTCTTCTCTGGTCGGTCGATTGTGGGATCAGTTTGCAGTGCTACGACCAGACGGTCACACTGTTCTCTTGCTTCTTGCAACATGAGAACATGTCCTGCATGGAACAGGTCAAAACAACTAGCGGTAATACCAACTCTATCAGAACTCATCAACTAACTCAATCATTTGTTTCATACGGTTTGCAATAAAATAATTCAACAGACCCGAGCGATCTCCGCCAAGTTGTTTCTCATAACTATCTATAATCGCTACTTTGATGTCCTCAGGAATGCGCGATAGGTCAACCAGTTCGCGGTTGCGCTGGAAATTGCGCCACATTTCATCATTGGTGATGAAGTCTTCAGGTTTCTGGTACTTCCACAATGCAAGTGCTTCTTTGCGAATAGGACGCTGACGTTGACCATTGATAAACGTATCATCATCAGACATGATATTGGGAACACCGTCACCCTTATCGCCCATGATAATATGTTCCATGAGAACTGCTTGAGGAGATTCCTTCAACTTACAGAACTTCTTTTGAACAGGAGCATACTGTTTAACATTGTCCCACTTCTGCAGTTGCTGGAAGTCATGGTCACCAGACAAAACAAGGAATGGTTCGGCGCTAGGCATGAGACCATCAGTGTTCATGGTCTGACTATACTCGGCGAGCACTGCGATAACATCATCTGCCTCTGCACCATCAACGTCGATTACAGGATACGGGAAGTGTTCCTGTAACTCGCTACGAATTTGGTGTAGTGCTTCAAAGATAGCAGACCAATCAAACCCAGACTCCTGCCGTGCTTTCTTACGATTCGCCTTATAGTTAGGAAAATACTGACGACGCCAGTAGTGACGATTGTCACAAGCAATCACAATGCTGCCGAACTCAGCACCAAACTTCCGCTTATATGAACGAATGGAATTGATGATCATGTGCCGAATCAGCGGAAGATTTACCTCCACATCACGACGACCACCTAGTTCTGCCATCATACTGCTGATAGCAGTCTGGTTAAAATCAACAACAATCATTCTGTATCTTCTTTCGTAATAGTTAATGCCTCACGAACATCATTAAGCATGTTAATCTCAGGACAGTCAACTCCTGCCTGACGCATGTATAAACCAGTGATCATAACAGCGATTACAGCAGCATCAGAATGAAAGTTCTCATTGGTTAGACCAATCTTTTTTTCCGTCGCCAAAAGAATACCTCGCAGACAGGCCTGCGCGAATGTTTCTGCATCCTGGTATGCTGCATATTCTGTGGCACCTTGCAGGAAATAACTCAGAGATTCTTTGTCGATCTCCTTAACCGTATTTGTCTTTAGGTAAGTAATATTGTCACTCTTATCGGTCATCAAAACACTTTCAAAATTAATGTAGTCGGAGTCAGTCGTGCACGCACAGGTCCACTCTTACTTTTAACGGCTGAGTACCATTTAGTCAAGTCTTTTTTCGCTAGTTCAGAAAATTCTTTTACTTGAGTCTCTGGTTTACGAAGAAGTCGTGAGTTAGAGAAGTTCGCATCAAATCCTACAAGACTTGCACCCTTTACAGTAATGCTTCCGCTGACTGGGCTGAAGAATTTAGAGATCTTCCGAGTCTTGGTATCGAATGTCCACACTTCACTACAGTTTAGTAGATTGATAGGTTCGACGCTGGTGACACCAAGTGCAGTATCTTCCACGAGGAACTTTAGGTTCTGGACCAATTTGGTCTTATCCTTTGGTTTCTTCTTACGAACCTTGGCAACCTGCTTGCTGACATATGACTTCTTGAGATCACTGATATATGTTTCGAGCAGTTTAACAATATCTTTAACAGACTTCATGCTTGTCAGATGCGCATAACTCTCGAGCAGTTGTTCCTGTGAATCGTTCATTTGACTCTTGGGGAGTCGACGAACTTCTACAAGTTCAGCAAACTCAGCAAGAATTGGTTGAATCTTTTCTACACAGTCAAGATAGTTCTTATCCGACAAACGATAAGGCATTAAAATCTGTGCGATGTTACGAGTATCTTCGCCAGCGATCAAATTCTCAATCTCATCATTGACTTCGGATACAATGAAAGCAGACGCAACCAGCGGTTTCTTCACTGCTTTAATAACAGGATCGGGCACAGTGGCGTCATCTTCAATCAGAACAGTTTTCTTATTAACACGTTCTTCCACCTTTTCCCAGATGCGTGCCTTATTCTCATCGGTGAGTGGAAATCCACGCATAGCGATACGTGCACTGTTAGCATATGTCCGAGGGAGCATCTTGTCGGATAACTGACTGACTGCTTTCAGTTTGGTAGCATCACCCTTGAACCAGTCAACAAGAAACGCACGGCAATCTTTCTGGTCAACGATGAAGTTATACCAATTTAATGCCTTGCCATATTCTGACTGGTAATCTGCGGGTGCATAGTCTTCAACCCAGATTGGTTCTACGCCCATGACCTTAGAATCAGCAACAGGAACTTTCAACTTATACATAGATTCACCTTTCTTCATAATATATCCACTATACTATAATTTGTGGGAAAAGACAAGCCCTAAAATTTAACAGAGGTGATTCGGTCATAACGAAATGCTCGCCATTCACCTTTTTCTAGATCCCAAACTGCGAGGGTTTCACCGCTGGGTGGTTTTGTCTTTGTTCCCTTTTCACTGTATGCGGGAACAACACTCTCTTGTAGAGTACAGCGCATCACACGTTCTTGACCATTCAGTTTCGTAAAACTGACAGTCGCTTCACCCTGAGCAAGAGTTACCTTTAGACCGTCGCGCCATTCTTGATTCATAATATCCATCACATTTTCCTTATATTGTTTTCATCAATAATAATTTTACCATCTCTCCAGGATCTCCTCGGAGGATCTGGCGCTGGTATGTCATGCGTTGAAAGAGATTTATTCTCATGTTTCTCGAACGCAAAGAAGTCTGGTGTTTCAACAACAGGTTTCTTCTTAGAGTTCTTAGTAGTCTGAACAACCTTCTTTGGTTTACTCTCATCAACAACGACATAGTCTACTATACCTGATTCTTCCTTCTTTGTCAAGCTTAAAAGTGTCATATTGGCAGCAATAATTAATAAAATTGCTAGTGGGTCGAACACGAATATAAGCATGATAATCATCAGACGCACTGCTTTATCGATAGTAGCAGTATCACCACTACCATAAAACAGTTCTGCGATGTATTTTATCGGACCTACTTCTGCTTCGAGTTTGAGATTTTCTGTTTTGAGCGGTATGAGATCAGTCTCAATAGTCTCAATGTCTGCAGTCGCACTCTTAATTTCATTATCAAGGGACGCACGTTCTCTTTTCTGTC